TTAGATTAGAATTAGCTCTCGCTCGTGAAGAGCGTAGTACAGATGGTTTGGAATTTGTTACCAGATGCAAGAATGAATATGACCGTCTCATTGAACAGTCACCAAGTGTTCCATCAACTATCCTTGCGGAGTTTGAAAAGGAATACCCACTTGACAATATGTTCACGAAGCCTGAGATTCTCGATGTCCGAGCGATTCCCAAGTTGAAACTACCAGGTTTCACAAATATAAGATCACACACGGGTTCAAGTGTCATCTCCGAATCAACAAAGGGTGGACCACTTTCCAGGATTGGAGAACTCGTAAAAGGGAGGGAAGAGTATGAAGCAAAAATAAAGATCCTTGAAGAGATGCAGTCTGAATTAGACGAAGAAGAAGAACTCACATCGGTGGTCTCTGAAGAACCGATAGACGTCGAGCAAGGTACACAAGAAGAATAAACATTGAAATGTTAGTCAACATAGCACACACCGCATATGGTAAAATTTTCCTTCTTAAAGGTTTTACGATACGTTCTTGTAGTGCGTCATTCTCGAGCACTAAATCTATGGCTTGATTAGTAAGATCATCAATGGATTCTTTCATTAAAATAGTCGAACAAAAAAAAGAACCGGTTGTGAACACAATCCACGAAAAACAGATTGATCTATTGAAGAAGTACATTCGTGAGAGGAAAAATGTCTTCATATGTGGTTCATCGGGTGTTGGTAAAACTTATGTATTGAACACGGTACTGAATGAATCAAATAGTCTCGAGATATTTCAAGAACATCTAAAAAGTAAATCACCTTTCCTGACTTTCATAAAAGGTGCTGGGAAACATGCTATTATTGAAGACTATACATCTGAATTTAAAAGTTTGGTGGAACGTGTATCCGACGGTGAACGTCTAACGAGAGGTTCACTCATTGTGACATCTATAAATATGTGTATGTTTCCAAACTTTGAAACGATATTTATACCAAGGCACAAACCCGAAAAATTGTTAACTCTGACAGAAGATCGGTCATCGACTGCTGAAAATGCAGCCATCATGTGTAGAGGAAATATTAGAGACTTTTTTACATATTTAGAAGGCCACGACGAGAAAGATATATTTAAAACACCCAAGGAGTTTATCGCAGATGTTCTCACTGAACCGAAAACAACAAATATACCAGATAAGATTCACGAACATGGACACATTTGGGATGTATTTCAGGAAAATTATTTAGATTCTCGCGGCGTTGATTACGCGAGAGCTTCGGATGCCTTTTCAGAAGCTGATATATATGATACTTTTATGTATTCAAGTGGAGATTGGAATCTCATGCCCTATTTTATCATTAATGCACTCTCAATACCAAAGTCATCACTTGGAAAATCCCTCATAAGGGATAAGATTAGACCTGGGAGTTGTTGGACAAAATATGGAAACTACAAAATGAGATATCAAAAGTATAGAGATATTCGCATCAAAAGTGAAATTCAATTAAATATAGATGACCTGTGCCTTCTCAAAAAGTATGCTGAAAATGGAAATATAGAGCCTATGTTAGAATACGGTTTAACCCCGCAAGATTTTGATGTCATGAATCATCTCGCAGTTGGAAATAAGTTAAAACAGAGGGACGTAACAAGAGTAAAGAAAGCATTAAAAAATGCCATCGCAGAAAGAAGTCGAGAAAATCTTTGAAAATATTTTGACGGGGGCTATGGATGGTAAGGGTTCCAAGGCACTTGAGGAAGAAGAACCAGAAGTCACCAAAACTATCGGCAATGAAATCCACTTCTACGGTGAGATTACCCCTGAAAATACCCTTGAGTTTGTTGAGAGCTTCCGTAAGTTGGAAACGCACCTTCTCAAGCAAAAGGCTGATCTCATTGGATATGAACCGGAGATTCGTATTCACATTATGAGTGAAGGAGGTGATATGTTTTCAGGATTTACTCTCAAGAATGTGATTGAAAAGTCTCGGGTAAAGGTTGTGACGATTGCTCAAGGTGCTTGTTGTTCTGCGGCTACTTTCATGTTCTTGGGTGGATCAGAACGTCGCATGGGTGAAAATGCCTACATTCTGATTCATCAATTGAGTACTGACTTCTGGGGTAAATATCATGAACTTAAAACTGAAATGAAGAGTTGTGACGAGTTTATGAAGAGTCTGAAGAAGATGTATATGACTAAGACTGACATTCCGGAGAAGAAGTTTAAGAAACTGATGAAGAAAGACCTCTTTTTGTCGGCATCAAAGTGTCTAAAGTATAAGATTGCTCACGCGATTGACTAATAGTGACATAGCGTTTGTAAAGACCCAAGATACACAATATTATAAACCCAATAGCAAATGTATTAGCATTCATAGGCACGCTCGTGCGCTCTGGTGGCCTAAGTCGTTCCATTCTACCATAATTTACAACTGGCAGTGAAGACATCTATTTAAAGTTGAGAAATTAATTAAAAGTATAATGGAACGCCTTATCCGAGAAGACAAAAATGGTCGCGAAAGATTTACCGATATTCATGTGGAAGACCTCGGTGATGGAACTGCTGATATTGTGAAGACGAGCGGCATGGTTGGGAGTGACAAAACGATTGTGTCACGGACGAATGTTACGACCGGATATGAAAAAGCTCTTGTGAGAGCTAAGACTATGTGGAACAATGAGAGAACCAAGGGAATCCAAATCCTTCCAATGCTGGCAAATAAGTGGGGAGATCGCGAAAAGTATATTTCTGAACCCTTTTATGTTCAACCCAAATTAGATGGCGTGCGTCTCCTCGTCTCTACGGGAGGATGCTTCTCGCGGACTGGCAAGATTGTCAAGGGTGTTGAACATCTCACCGAGAATCTTAAGGATGGTGAATGGTTGGATGGTGAATGCTATGCCCCAGGTATGTCATTTGAAGATCTCACGAGTGCTTTTAAGATGAACCCAAAGAGTTTGGAGTTCTACGCATTTGATTACTTTGACACGAATCGTCCAAGTCTGCCATTCGCTGAAAGACAACGCATTCTCAAGGATAAAACACCGACAATGGTTGATACATTTCTCATAGACAGCAAGGATGAGATTCCCGGGTATCACAGGAAGTTTGTTAAAGAGGGACACGAAGGAATTATGATTCGTGAATCCACGAGCATCTACGAGATCGGAAAGAGAAGTAATTACCTACTCAAGTTTAAGGAGTTTCAAACCGAAGAATATGAAATCGTGGGAGCGAAAACCGGACACGGTAGAGATGCAAACGCGGTAGTTTGGGTGTGTAAAACAGGGGGTGGGCGTGAGTTTACTGTGAAACCGGAGGGTACTATCAAGGAGCGTGAAAGATACTATCGTGAGAGAGAGGAGTACATGGGCAAGCAGCTCACGGTTCGTTTTCAAAATTTGACAGCTCTCGGTGTACCAAGATTTCCAGTGGGTGTGACAATTCGGGATTATGAATAATGTCAGTAGAAATAAATGAACACTAAACTCGCAGTGGATATAGATGAAGTCCTCGTAAAATTTGTTGAACCCATGGCTAAATGGAGAGGGATTGCTCTACCCACAAAACCCAAATACAAGTATCTCTATAGAGAAATTTTCAATTGCACAGAAGAACAATCTCAAGAAATCCTCCACAAGTTTTATCGTTCTAAAGACTTCCTCTACCTCAAACCAATCCTCGGTGCTCAACCAGCCATGCAAAACTATCGTAGAGTCTATGACAAGATGTATATTGTCACTGGTCGCCAGGATGATGTAAGAGAATCCACAGAGTTATGGATTGAACGGTATTTTCCGGGTATATTTGATGATGTCATTCTTACAAACAGTTTTACTGAGAATGAAGTCAAAAAGGTTGATGTATGTCGTGCCCTCGGTATTGGGTGTATCATAGACGACAGTATGCAAACCTGCGACGAATGCATTGAAGCTGGTATGGACGCTATAAACTTTGTGGGTGAAGATGTTTATCCATGGTGTGAGGTGAGTGAAATTAGTATGAGGGGATGGGGAAGTAATCAACGGGGTGTTGTTGAATTGTAATATTCAATATAGAGAATGACACGATCTTCTTCTGATTTGTTTTCAGCCCAGTGGGGAAATCTCGCATTCATTACAATATGTTTCCCATCTTCCTCTTTGAGATCTCCCAATGTGTAGTGATGTAAATAACAATCTTCTGGACACTTGAGACCGAGGTGATAAGTAAATCTGTAACTTGGACCAACGCGATCTGTGTGTTCTTTTAATTGTACACCCGGTTTCATAAGGGCAAAACCAGCTATATGTATTCCCTTGATTTGAGAAAGTAACTCGTGTGTTTTTGGACATTTTAGACAATTTCCAAGAACTGGCTTACCTTCCCAAACAAGAGGCCAGCTTATCCAACCGTCTTGGACATGTGTTTGTCCACCTTTGAGCCAACCGCACTTTCCAGATGTATATTGAGCTACGATCTCTTTTAGAACTTCTGAACCCTCCCAATGCCCCGTTGGTCTGGGCTTTTCAGAAATGAATGTATTGGGGAGGACATCTAATTCTTCTCTAAGGGTTTCCCAATGATCTTTGAGTTCTTTGAGCTCCATTTAAATGAGACGAGATATTAGATGTACCTTCTTTTATGCAGACCCATTGTCATTGTACCACAGAATATGTTAAGTGCCAGAGAGTGTCGCATTGTTCAAGTAAGACCCACACAACAGGAAAATAGATTAGATGTTGAAATCTTAGAGGCACCACCAATTAATATCCAAGATAATGTATATGCAGAAGCACGTATATGCGATCCTTCTCTCAGTGATTCTGGGGCATGCATATTATCAGATGATGGAGGCATCCCTTCCAACTGAATCAAACTGTAGCTACATGGCAGCGCCAATGACGGATTACTTGGCGTTTCTTTGGGGGTTTATACTTGTAGGATATGGCTTCAAGTACGATAATGCGGTTCTCACGGTCCTAGGTGCATCAATCGTGGTTGAGCATATATTCCAATATATGAGGAAGGTTTAAAGACAAATAAACATAATTACAGATGGACGAAACTCAACCAAATACTCACATTTGTGTACTTGACAATGTTGTATCAAATACTTTATGTGACGAAATAATCACGTTTATAAATACATCAGCAAATATTAAAGAAACTCGAGATAATGGGTCAAATGTCCGGGGTAAATGTTGTTTTCCATGTACCATGGGATCTGAAAACGGAGCCGATATAATTAATGAAAAGATATATGAAGTGGTTGCTAAAATAACACACAAATTAATGGATACCTTTCCAATTAGTGTATCCGCGTTCACTCCATTCCAACTTAGAAAAATACATGGTGCAACAAAAATACACATAGATGGGATTTTCAGAAGAGAACTCATGGATGAGCGTGGATTTTTAACTCCAAATGACATGAGAGAATTAACTGTAATAATTGGTTTAAACGATGACTATGAAGGTGGTGAACTCCATTTCCCTGAACAAAAAAATACCATGAAACTTAAAAGGGGGCAAGCTATTGCATTTCCCCCGTATTGGACACATCCACATTATACAGATGATCTATTAAATAATACAGTGAGATACACAATAACTACGTGGCTAATGAAATAAATATTTTTTACAACTTGGAATAGAAGTTATAAAAAATATTAGAAATGCACCTGGCGTGATTCGAACACGCGGTCTCCTCCTTACTAAAGAGGCGCATTAACCACTATGCTACAGGTGCTTGATCTCCCTTGACCGGATTCGAACCGGTGGCTTCTCGATTAACAGTCGAACACTCTAACCAACTGAGTTACAAGGGAATATTCCAGTGTGGATGATTCGAACACCCGACCCGTGGAGATCTATATCATACTACTACAATCCACTGCTCTTCCAACTGAGCTAACACTGGTTTAAGCTTCTACTAGGATTCGAACCTAGGGTGGCGGATCGTCTTCGTTAAAGTCAAAGTCCGCAGTGTTACCACTACACCATAAAAGCTTTGGTTGAAGAGAGATTCACACCCCCACTTCATCAATAGATTGATTCTCCCCTTTAAGCTCGTTTACATATTTAAAGTGGAAAAGTGTTAATGAAAAAATTCCGGCTGAAACATTTGTAATGGTCATGGGAATGACATTGTAATGTACAGAGTAAATTAGAGCTAGTACACTTGCAATGAGGTTTAAGTGTAAGAAAGAATAATTTATGGCTTTCGCATCCTTGTGCTTGTAAACATGGGCAACTTCTGGTACAAACATGAGACATATTAAAATGGAACTCACGAGTCCAGAAATATCTACGAGATTCATCCTTACCCTATAATATTTTCTAATGTTTAAGTAGGTATGATTTGGGTCATCTTTATCCTTTTATTGGTCGCCACACTTCTTGCCACCTATCGCCGTCAGACGAGGGAAGGGTACGACTACAAATGTTTTTTACTCACCCTCCCCAAGGAAGATTTGAGACGCAGGAGGTTTATGAAGTATCACAACCCCAAAGTTCCAGTTGAAGTTATCTATGGTACAGATACGAGAAACATAAAAAGTGCGCGGAAGTTTGAACATCAAATTGACGCGGAATACTTTGAAAAGGCTGTAGAAATGCATTACAATCCAAATGTTAAAAGACCTGATATTACATATTTTAACATGGGAGCGATTGGATGTTTCATGGGACATATGGATTTTTATAAGAGATGTTTTGACCAAGGTCTTCGTTACGCGGTCATCTTTGAAGATAATGTAATTGTAAAATCAAATAAACTCTACGATGAGATTCAAAAAGTTATTGACGAGAGAGGTGATGAATTTGAAATGTGTTTCTTTCATTGTCTCTCAAGACTCCCAGATAAGATAGATGGAAAACTTGAAAAGGTAAAGTGGATTTCAAGTACAAAGTGTTATTTGATAAATGTTCAAAATATGAAGAAGTATACACATCACTTTTTACCCATGGATAATCACATTGATATGAAACATGAGGATTTAATATCGGCGGGTGCTCGTATATACTATAAAGACATGAGAAAGTATATGAAAATTGATCGTACCCACAATAGTACAATTGGTCACAGCGAACATGGTCGTCCACGATATTTTTCAAAAAACTATCCAACTGCGACACCAGATGATGTAAAGTGGGGATACTAAACCCATGGAATATCTTGAGGTCTGTGACGACACGCCCTTTTCAAGAAATCTGTAAATTCTGTAAATTGATCTACAGATTTCATTGAATCTAACATCTTCTCAACATAATTGTTGTAGCCCGTGTGTTTTCCCGAATGAATAATACGGTCATCCCTCACACGGAGTACAAACTTACCGAGGCGTGTTGGTAACATTATGAGGTTCGCACTCGCGTTTATATCGTACCCCGATTTCACAACTATGGGATGTTTCTTGAACTGTTTAGGAATAATGTGATGATCCTCAACAAGACCCTTTCCGTGAAGACCCCAACGTACCTTGAACATCTTGCGCGCTCGAGAGCCATACCTCATATCTAACATCTACTGATATTTATCTTTTACATGTGGGACAACACATCTAAAAGTTAAATTGCTCCTAACGGGTCTCGAACCCGTGACCTTGGCGTGCCTTTACGGGTGGGACCCCGCCTAAATATACTCTCGTATAAGCACCACGCTCTAACCAACTGAGCTATAGGAGCTCACAGTTCATACTCTGTAACTGTAAAACGACCTTTCTGCCTCGTCGTTGGAACCACAAAGAGTTGGGTTATCTTTTCTTTACCACGTGGCGTACCTTTAACTTCTTTTGACAGTTTATCAATTGTA